TGTTGGCTTAATCTCTTGTGAATTACTCATATTATGATAACTAATGTGTTGTTATTTTGTTTTTTAGCTATAGTAATAATAGTTGTCTTGCTCACCTCTTTCAGCCTCGTAATAGTTCTTTGTAAGTTCTATTTGGTACTCTAACAAGCCTGATAGATAGCCACATAGAAAGGTAACATCTGCATCAGATAAGTCGTAAACGTCTTCTCCTTCTAATATCTCTATCCTTAACACCTCGTTTATGTCAAGGAATAAATCTATTGTGTAATCTTCTCCTTCGTAATAGATAGAAACCTCGTTAGGAAGTGGGTTGGATGAAAAGCCTTCTGTTGAATATTCTGGTCTTATTGATAATACCTTATCCTTTAGTTGTTCTTTCATGATTATAGTCTTGTATAAGTTTCTTTAACAAATTCTTTAAACTCTTCCCTTCCTTGAATGTTTTTATCTTCTTGATTTGATAATGCTCTAAACAGTCTTGATCTTAATTTAAAGAAATCAATCTCTTTCTTTTCGTTTATTCTTCCAAATGCCCACATAGATAAACCTGTTAAAGCAAAAGATGCCTTTTTGAAATCCCTCTTTAAATCATAACACAAACTTGCAAGTTTATCACTAAATTCTCTGTTCTTAAACTCAAGATTACCTTCTCTGAATGAAGATTTAGAAACAGAATACAAGTCTACTAAAAATCCACAAGGCAAACCATCATAAATTTCATTGTATAAGTTATATAAATAAGCGTAATTGCTAAAATATACCTCATTACTTCTTCCATACTTATACCAAGCATCTAAATAGTTTTCATCATTCCAAGACTTCTGTGTATTGTTTAGTTTAGAGATGTCTTCAATCACTTCTTTCTTGTTCGTGTATTTCTTTGTGATAGCATTTACTTTATTTATAGCACTTCCATTTGGTAAATTAACAATAGCTTTACATAAGTGTTGACCATCAATAATTACATACTTTCTTTTATCAAAAGCAGATACATCTCCAATAACAGGGTATCTCAATACCCCACAATCAACAATACTGTTGATCATTTTTTGTACATGCTTTCCACTTAAATCTCTATTAAACTCTAATAGATTTTTTGGTTGTAATAATTCTTTTAGTTCTGTTTTTTTAAACTCTTTAATCATTTTGTTTGTTTTTAATTATTAATATTATTTTGTTATAAGACAAATCTACAATACTTTTTTGAATTAACCATACTTTTTAACATTTCTTTAACATTTACCTGTCTACTCTATCTTTACTTCTCAACAGTTCTATCTCTCTCTCAAGATAATCCTTTGCCTTAATTAGATCAAGTAATTCATCTTGTTTCTTACCTGCTCTGGCAATATACTTAATGATATTACCTCTACAGAAGTTCAATTCGTAATCTCTTATAACATCTATGATGTCGTAATCTTTTCCGTTCTCGTAATGTGGCTGTGTACCTCTCATAATTAGCTATCTTTAATTGTAACTATTACTTTTATTACTATTATTATAAGTACTATAATTAATATTCCCATAATTTATATAATTTATTTATTAAAAACAATAACCTTCTAAAGAAGACTCTCCTTGTATGATTTGACATTCATCTTTACTCTTCCAGTTCCAAGATTTAATTCTTAAACTAACAATCTCTCGAACTTCATCTCTTTTGTCTTCTGGAACACTATCTATAAGAATGTCTAAAGCATCTTTATTCCTGTTTGCTATGCTTGTATGTAGATTCTGTTTAATGTCCTTAATTGCTTTCTTTTGAGTCTGCTCTATTGACAAGAATTCTTCAGCTCTATCATTGAAGTAAACATTATACCTGTTTCTAAATACTGCATAAGACTTGTAATAAATCCCTATCTTATGTAAAGCATGAGTTATAGATGAACGACCTTTGTTAACTCCTCTTAACTTAAACCATTCTGAAATCATCCTATCATTCATAAAGTTTAAATCCTTTAGAATTTTGTAGAAAAGTGTTCTTGTGATCATTATATCTGTCTCTCTTGAATTGCTATTTAACTGTATTCCTGTTAAATCCTCAAAGTCTTTTGCTAATTCGTCTGCATTATCTTTATTGTATCCTAACATATTGTTTGTTTTAATTTAAATTATTGTTTTCTTTTATATTATCTATCTCTACCATAACTTTAGTGAAGGTATTCATGTGATGCCAATCTAAGGCTTTCTTTATACCGGCACAAGCTAAGTAGTACTCTTGCTCTTCGTAATGCTCTAAGACCTCTTCTAAGACGTATTTAGGACAACCTTCTTGTATTTCGATTATAGCATTTGTAAAGTACAATTCTATAATTTCTTTATCTTGATCGCTTAATGTTCTCATAACAGTCTGTTTTAAGTGTTAGTAGTGATTTAGCTTCATTAAACATAGATTTAGCATCTTCTCCATATATTTCTTTGTATAGCCTATAGGTTCTACTAACTAATGAGTATTCGCTATTAGCCTCTTGAAATAACTTTTTAGCATAAGACTTGCCATAACCTTTACAGTAGTTTATGTTATCAGCAGTATCACCAATTATCATTTGAGAATAGAAGTTATTCAATGCTTCTTCTTTACTGATCTTAACCAACTCTCTTCTCTTGTAATTGTAGTCATAGAACCAACAAGGAAACTGTTTGTAGTCTTTATCTAAAGACATTATAATTACAGAGTCTACACCATTTTTTAACACCTCTTCTGCCCACAATGTAGCTACAACATCATCTGTTTCTACCCCATCACCATAAACAGAATCATAGGCAAGTTTAACCATATCGTGAAGTACGGGTAATATTTCTGGTCTCTTTTGAGTTCTGTTAAGTTTGTATGTAGGGGATATGTCTTTCCTAAAGTTGTTCTTAGAACCATTACAGAAAACAATCTCGTCTACTTCTACCAAGTCTTCTAAGAAAGCTAATAACTTATTAAAGCTATTCTCAAACTTATCAAAAGCTACATTGACATCAGTCTCAAATATATCATCCGAAGATTCTCTATCATCTTTCCTCTTAAAGCAAGAAGCGTATATTAAACTGTCTGCATCAAATATTACTTTCATAAGTCACCTTCTTTACACAAGTTTATAACTCTAACTTTAGAAGTCTTAGCTTCACATCTTCTATTCTCTTCTATCCATCCTGTTATTGGATTTATTTTATTTTCCCAAAACTTAGTCAGTCTTTGTTCTTTAGTTCGCTTCATAATGTTTTATGTTTTATCTAAAGCAAATCTACAAAACTATTTATAAACTTGCAAGTACTTTTTAAGTTTATTCACTACTCCTGATATACAAGGAGAACAACTTGTATTGGTTTTCTGATTGGTATTGAATATGTTATTATGTATTGTAATCAGTCTTATCTTCTGCTGATTGTTTATCTTGTTTGTGTTACCATCCACAAAATCACTCAAGTAAGTATAATCATCTTCTGATATACAGTTTATCTTTTTGTAGCTAAACAACTTATTTAACTTAACTTGTCTCTCATCACAACCACAGTCTTCACCAGCTATAAACTTAACTAACTTATCTACCCCTGTAGCTTTAGTGATCTTAGCGACTGTATCGCCAACACCTTTTGATTGTGTTTCTACATTCTGCTTTAGCTTATTATAGTCTTCACTTCTCTTAGATGCTTTCCATTCTTTGTACTCTCTGTAATCTTTAGACCTCTTGTCTATAGTTCCGTAGTACCCTTGTTTCTCTAATTCTAAATAATAATTATCTGGTTTCATATCTTGTCAAAATCTTGGTTAAAGTAATCTATTAAATCTTCTGATAAACTCTCTCTTAATATAGCTTTTTGGTTTAGTATAGAATTATGTATAGAGGTTAATCCTATCTTAGCACCTTTGGATATTGCTCGTAACGATAAACCTTGTATAAAGTATAATTCAAACAACCTCTTGTCATAAACACTCCAATCAGATGTTATATCATTTACTTGCTTCATTATAGCACTAAACGCATCGTCTTCTGACATATCGTATGGTGATTCAACAACCTCGTCATTCTCTAATATCTCATAGAAAATACTATTCCTTTTATCTTTTAAGTAAGAATAATAAAGGTTTCTCAATGTAATCCATACAAAGTATCTGTTAACATCATCCTTATACATAATCCTACTCTCATCTTTCACAAGTCTGTGCATCCTCAGATACATATCTTGAACTAAGTCTTTAGCAACATCAACCTTACAGCCTAAGTTTACTAACATCTTAATCCACAGCTCGTGATGAACTGCTAACTTTTCTAACATTAAATCTCTTTTATAATTATTTCAACTCTTGGGTTCTCTCTATCTAATTCTGTCGGCATTATAGTCTCTTTCTTTACATAATCATCATTATCATCTTCCCAACAACCATACTCGGTTATAGAGTCTAATAAGAACTTACTTACAACACTAATCACATTCATCTTGTCTAAGCGTCTTTTAGAGCCTTTATAAACCTTATAAGTTACCTCGACAGGTGTTTGTATAGATAAGCCTT